AGTTTTCGATAGCTCTCTAGACTCTAACGGTACAGAAGAGTTTCTTAAGATAATTATTAGCTTGACTTCCGATACAAATACGTTTATAATAAGTCATAAAACAGATCAGCTTTACGATAAGTTCAGTAAGGTAATTCGCTTTAAAAAATTAAAAAATTTCTCATATATTGAATAAGTTTTTATGTTTTTAACCTAAATATAAAATAAAAAACTTTAGGAGAAAAATATGGCTTACAAATATCCTGATCTTCCAAAAAGATCTGATCCAGAATATGGAAAAATGTATAGAGAAAAAATGAAACAACTTGGTAAAGATAATAAAACATATTATAAAGAATATTCAAGAAAAAGAGTTGAAGAAAATCCAAATTACTGGGCAGAAAAATATGACAAAGAAAAATCTAAAGAATATAGAGAAAATAACAAAGCATCTCTTATGGAAAAACAATGGAAACATAGAGGTATAATTGACATTACATATGAGATATATAACAAAACATTAGAAGAACAACAGAATAAATGTAAAATATGTGACAGAGAACCTACTTCTACTCTTCATGCAGATCATGATCATAAAACAGGTAAATTTCGTGCTTTGCTTTGTACTTCATGTAATAACGGTTTGGGGATTTATGAAAAAAATAAAGAAAAATATCAACAGTATCTCAATAATCATGATAAACTTCTCTAGGATTGTATAATGTTCGAAACAGTGGTAGTTGACGATCTCTTAAACCAAAAAGATCAAGGTTATCTCCATGACATGATAATGCATCATTGCGAATTTAAATTCCTGAATGATGTCAGCGGTAACAACGATCAGCCCTTTCCTTCTCATGGTTTCGTACATGTTATAAATCATCCAGAAAAAAAGTTCATTCATAACTCTGAAATACGTTATGTTATTCACCATATGTTTATGGACAGGTTTAATCAATTTGTTCCTGGATATAAACAAATTTACTACAATCGTATTTTCCTTCAGCTTCCTCTAGTGTCACAATACAGAAAAGAACACAATGGAGTACACGTCGATCTTCCTCCTCATCTTCCTCATGTGGCTTGTGTGTATTACGTCAATGATTCTGATGGAGATACTATTATCTATGAGCAAACGATTAATGATGTTCCAGGTGGATCTCAAAACGTACAACTCACAGTGCACAAAAGGGTTACGCCGAGACGTGGCAGAGCAGTGTTTTTTGATGGCTCTCGATATCATTGCAGCAGTCAGCCTAGTGTCAGTTATCGCACTATTATTAATTTTGATTTGACTGTATGATTTGGCGTATCTGGGCAAAAGCTCTCGGTGAAAAAACTGGGAAAGATGATAGAGAAGCTGATAAGGTTGCTATGATTCGCACCTGCATAGTTCTCTGTTATGTTATAACTAACATCTTTATTATAGCAGGAGTTATACGACATTGGTAATAACATTAGAACTAAACCCCGAAACAGATGAATTGATTTTACCTCTCCCAGATGATCTATGCGCTCAATTGGGCTGGGTAATTGGTACAGAATTAAATTGGGTTGATAATAAAGATGGTACATATAGCTTAAGGGAAAAGAAAAATGGAACTAGTGAAGAGCAACGATCCGATATTGACGACTCCGTGTCAACAGTTCAATTTTCAGAACCCACCGTTCGACCCGAGTGAGTTTTCAAGAGAAATTGTAAAGTTTATGTATGAGAGTAATGGTATTGGACTTGCTGCCAATCAGGTAGGAGTTCCTTATCGTGTGTTTGCGATGCGTGGTTCTCCTGAGAATTTTGTTTGTTTCAACCCGAAAATAGTCCAACCTTCAGAAACAGTTGTTTCTTTAGAAGAAGGGTGCTTGACTTTTCCAGGTTTAGCGGTTAAGATAAAAAGACCTCAGCATATTCGTGTTCGTTTTACGAAACCGAATAACGAAACAATAACTAGGCAGTTTACAGGTATGACTGCTCGTATCTTTCAACACGAACTAGACCATCTAGATGGAATTGTTTTTTACAACAGAGCAAATCGGTTTCATCGCGATAAGGCTCTTGAAAAGTGGAGACGTGGAGACGTTTCTTCCTTAACCTTTAATACGGATCTTAGCTCATATGAATATCTTTTACATCGATAAAGACCCAATACAAGCCGCCGAGTGGATGGTGGACAAGCATGTTGTTAAAATGATTCTCGAGAGCGCCCAGTTGCTCTCGACTGCACATCGAGTTCTTGATGGTGTAGAAATAGAAGGTAAATCACAAACTGGTCGTAAAGCCAAACGTTGGGTTCTCCCAGATGCTCGCGAAGGCGTGATATATATGGCGACGCATATCAATCATCCATCAGCTGTTTGGTGTCGTACTTCTGTACAAAATTACGACTGGCTTGTCGATCACATGTTTGCATTGATGCGCGAGTATACTCATCGTTATGGTAAAACACATAAATGCTATGGTGAGATCTCGTACATGTTACAGTCTCCTCCTAAGAATCTTAAGGAATGGGATTGGACTCCAATGCCTTCTTGTATGGCAGATGAATATATTATTTCAGACGACCCCTTGACTAACTATAGAAATTATTATCGTAAAGGTAAAATAAACCTTCATAAATGGACTAACAGGCAACCTCCGGAGTGGATTAATGGGTAGATTTGAATGGGACTGGTTTATTGGTTGGACTTGCGCAACAATAACAGTTTTAGGAATTGTAGCTGCAATTTTCTTTGGTGTTCAAGACACTAATAAGAAATATTACGCATCTATGGACAAGTGCACTACTGGCGGCGGTACGTTTATTCCTACCAGCCAAGGTAACGCAATTTGTCTTATGGGAGTTAAGCAATGAGTTTTTATACAGACGTAAAAGATTTCCATCAGGCTTTCGGTCAGCGTATTGGTGAAAAGCCAGAGCTTCCTGACAGAGAAGAGCGCATTCTTCGTAGAAATCTTATCACGGAAGAATTCAATGAACTTACTGATGCAGAATACGCCAATGATCTTGTTGAAATTGCTGATGCACTTGCTGATATTATTTACATTGCTTGTGGCACTGCCGTTTCTTATGGTATTCCTCTCGACGATGTTTTTGCTGAGGTACATCGAAGCAATATGGCAAAGCTAGTAAATGGTAAGGTGATTCGTCGTGAGGATGGTAAAGTGCAGAAACCAGCAGAATGGACGCCTCCTGACATCAGAAGCATTTTAGATAAGGCGAACACAAAATATATTTGTAAAATTGCTTCAATCACGCTATAATACTAGTATATATACTAGACAATTCTAGTTTAGGAGAAATTGATGGTTGAAGTTTTAGTAAGGCAAAATATTAATTCTGATGAAACGCTTGGTACTTTTGTTAATAACAATTATTATGATCGTGTTATTGAAACTGATTGTGATCTTTATGCTTGGAATCCAACAGGCATCAATGATGAATCAAATATCATATTCAAATATCGTAAAAACGTTTTTACAAAAGAAGAATGTGATGCTGCGTATGCGGGGCTTAGAGAAGCCGCTGTTGAATCACAGAACCGTGGTTTAGCTGCTGGTCCACGTGGTGAGTTTCTTGGAACAACTGGTCGTGGTGGCCGTGACTGGGTAACACCCGAACATGAAGACATTCTTAGTTTCCTTGGTCGACCATCAAATATTATTGATGATGGAACTACGATTGAATCTATTCGCGAATTTCATAAAAATAATAACAAAGAAGAAACACGTGGCAGGGTTTGGCTTCGTTCAGAAGTAGCTAAAGCTTATAATGAATATCATGGCTGGTTTGAAAAATGGCTTTTTGATGTTATAAATTTACCACGCGATGAGCAAATTAAAGAAGCAAAGTTTGTTTCTGATAATTATATTTCAGACACCAATTACGCTCAGTCTGTAATGTCTGGTATCGCTGGATACTTTGACCGCTATCCACGCATCCCTTATGGCCGAGCAACTGCATATACTGAAAAGAATTTAGATAAGTTTGCTCTGTGTTACCCATATCTTCATAAGCTTAATTCACAATTCAAAGAATTAATTCCTAACAGATGGAAAGCACAAAATGATCAAGCAAACAAACTTGACCCAAGATTCCGCATTGATGGCACTGTCTTTACTACTCTTACTGTTAACCATAATTGGCGTACTGCCTGTCATCGAGATGCTGGCGATTTTACTCGTGGCTTCAGCAATATTTGTGGGGTTACTGGTCCAGAAGGTAAGGGATGGAGAGGCGGTCAGTTTATTCTACCTGAGTACCGCATTGCAATTAATCTCCAGCCTGGTGATATGCTTCTTGTCAATAACCACGAAGGAATTCACGGAAACGATGAACTTATTGGCGATGATAACGACCGTATGACAATCGTTGCTTATTTCCGTGAGAAGATGATTGAACTTGAGTCTTGGGATTACGAAAATCTGCGCAAGCAGTTCGTTGATGAGCGTAGATTAAACAAGGATCATAAGCTCCAGCGTCCATTATGGAATGGTGTATCTGCAGGTATGTGGGAAGATCAAGAGTGGTTTGAATATATGGCAGCTCATAATATTGCTGATCCTTATGCCAAACAAGATTCAGCAAGCTTGGACGCATTCTTTTAATGTGTGGCGTTCTTGGTATTGCCATTAAAAACTTTAAAGAGAAAGATCACGATTTAGTTCGTGGTCTTTTTATTCAATCTATGATCCGTGGTAAACACGCTACTGGTGTTTCTTATGTAAAGAATGGTATTGTAAATACTATCAAAGAACCAATACCAGCTGACGAGTTTATTGCTAAACAAAACTTAGAAGATTGGAAAAACGAAGATGGAAATCTCTACTGTATTGGGCACATTAGATATTCAACTTCTGATCTGCGTTATAATCAGCCTATGTCTACTGATAAACTATCTATTGCCCATAATGGTATCATATCTCAAGAACCGCCTGACACTTGGGAAGAAAAATACAAACTCCGAACAGAAACATCAAATGACTCAGAGCTTATTTTGCGAGCGATGGAAGAAGAACTAAATCCGCTTCAGCATTTCGAACCAGCTTCTATGGCAGTTTGTGCTTTGTATGATGATAAAAGATTAGTTGCATATCGCAATCATGAACGTCCGCTATACTATTCATATGGAACTAACGGATTTGTTTTTGCATCAACGGCTGACATTTTGAATAGAGCTGGTTTTCATTTTTCAGTAAAAGCTTCCATGCATGAAATATTTACTATTGAAAATTTCGAAGTTTCAAGCTATACTATAGCTACTGATTATAAGGATTTACAATGAATTTTAAACCAGAAAGCTTTACATGGGGTATGGAAATTGAGTGGGGTGATATTCCCCGCTCATTCATCATTCCAGAACACCTTGGTTCTTGGGAATATAGCGAACGTGATATTATCAATACCAAAAATCCATACAAGAACGTTTGTGCTGACCCATTGGGTATTGATCCTCCATTCGGTGGTGAGATTAATACAAAGCCAACCAAAACTTGGCAGGAACAGGTTAATAGGTATTTCGAGTTAAAAGAATTGTTTGTAGATGCTGGTCATGAGCCAACCATTTGTACAACGACGCATACTCATATCCATTGTTATGTTCCTGGACTTAAAGAAAACGTAACGGCTCTTAAACGATTCTCTAAGTATGTTAAAGAAAATCAACATACTGCTATTGATTATGCTTATGGGTTTTATAACGTCGACGAAATGAAAGAAGTTAGAGGTGCAAAAACCTATTTGAAATATGATGGTGGTAGGTTTGTTCCTGATTACATGTGTGATAATATTGTAAACTTAGCAACTGATTTTGATCATTTTATCAAGCTTCATGCTGCTGGTAAAGATGGTGTATCTATGGGTCGCCCGTTTCGCTATGGTATTAATACGTATGCAATGAAACATATTGGTACAATCGAGTTTCGTTTCTTCAGAGCATCTCTTGTTCGTGAGGAAATTGAATCATGTTTCCGATTCACCAGCGATTTTATTTCTGCTGCACTAAATGATGGTCCAACTGCTCGCGATTTGATCGCAAATAACAACTATAAATTTCCTCCGATGATATGGAGCCTTGAGCAGTTTAAAGGCTGGGAAGCTACCAAACATCCAGAAGATAGAGGCAAGAAGCAAAGGAAGTTCATTGAGATTTAAACTTACTACTAAAGAAGAGTTTGTTTCTTTTATCACAAATTGCAAAGAAGATAAATTTGCTAAAACATTTGTTGCTAAATGTGACATGCTTGATAAGTGGGATTGGGTGATTGGTATTTGGGAAGAGGATGAACTTTGTGGGGCTATCCTAACAACCTATTCTAAGAAACAACCAATCGTAGCAAACCTTCAACTTCTCCATACATTTTACAAACATCGTAACAAGGGCATTGCAAAATGCCTTTGTGATTTCTCATTGTATTGCGCTCATAGATTAAAGATAAATTACTTCAGAGTATCCGCCGACCCAGAAGCTATTAAATTTTACGAGAAAATTGGGTTAATTATGCTCGGAGAACAGAAGAGTAAATGTCAGCTTTCTATGTTCCGTATTACTTCTCCTGAGTTTCAAGAAAATGATTACAGTGTTGACTCTTTCATTTATAAGCAAATGACGAGAAAAGGAAAAGGGGGATGTGTTAATATTTTTGTAGATCAAAATTTCGCTTGCCTTCCTGAGTGATATGTAGTATGATATAATTCTTAGATATGAAAAGGCGCTACAATGTTAATGGTAAAGTCTCTCGTTTACGGTTATAGAAATTTGGAAACCGGAGAAATGAATATCGGTTCCAAAACTGCAAAGGGCGAAGATAGATCAACATATATAACTTCATTAAAAGATTCTCGTTTTTGGGAAGCGAGAGCATTAGGTAAGATGATCCCATCATTGCTGTTTGAGGGCGATGAAGCTACTGCAAAGGCAGTAGAGCATTTTGCTCTTGGATATGGAATTAAAGTAGCTCCTGAAAAAATGTACCTAAAACAAAACAATGCTACTGGTAAAAACGAAGCATTATTGACGCCTGAGATTATGAGGGTTGTTGTTGATTATATCAATAGTGGTGGTAATGGAATTTCAATTCCAAATTCATCATTTGAAAATGATAAAATTCTTGAATGTATTTCACGAAATTTGAAAAATTCAGTATATGAAATTCATCAACTTTATATTGATGAAGTTTTAAACTATGAAAGAAATCAAGTTCGTGAGAAACAATATGATGAAGAAGAAGTTCGGGAAATCCATAAAAGGATGGAAGAAAATCCAGAAGAAGCTTTAAAGGTTTTTGGGCCAATAGTTATTTCTGTTAGGAAAAATGGTTCTAGAATTGTAATCGATGGTAATACTAGATTGCAAGCAGCATCAAGAACACGTGGTTGGAAAAAAGTTCCTGTTGTTTTTATCAATGAAAATGAATTTGGTCAAACTGAAAAACAAATTAAACACAATTGGACCATATTTGGTCTTTTTGCGAATAAAGATAAATTTGAGGTAAAGAAACCAAACACAAAGGGAGATATTAAGAGAAATATTAATAATTTTCTCTTTGAGGAAAAATATAATCTTTTAGACCTTACTCAACGTGATAATGTTGTTAAGATTATAAAAGATAATTTTGAAAAAGTTTGTTCTACCAAAGATCAGTGTGTGACAATTATCAAATCTATTATAAAAGATTTGGAATTAGAACAGGCTGAACTACAATATCAAAATAATCTTATTACATATAATCAAGAAGATAAAACTACTTATGAGGTAAACAAATATAATTTGAAAGGTATTGCTACTATCTGTGTTCCAATTAATCAAGCAATTAATGGTGAAGCAATCGGTTATATTAAAAATCGTATGTATAATGCAAGAAATAAAAAAGGCGCAATTATATTCTATTATCCCAGTAAGCTTCATATTGTTAAAGAAGCTCAGGAAGGATGGATTGCTAACTTACAAAAAATTATTGATTTCCATGAAGAAGATATTATCATAGATGTCCTTCCTCCATTCTTCACGAGTTAAAAATTTTAAAAACTGGTATCGCTGGTCGCTTTCCATTAAGGATTGCGATCCAGCGATCTTCATGACTAATTACTTGTTCCGTAGGTTCGAGCATAACAAAGAACAAAAACTTTGGATTGCTTGGATTTACGGAACAACGTATTATTTGCCAACAACATGGGTGATATGGAATGAATTCCCAGACTTCGAACTCGTCGGTATTGAACGACTCCGCGAATGGAACAATAACAATTACAAACGGCTCCGTTATCAAACTGACACCAAGTGGAACAAAGGTCATCTTCCAGCCCAGTTCGACTCATATAAACAATGGGTGGGTGATAAGCCTCAACGGGAAGCATTTCAACCGTTCCTTACAGGATCACCAAGAGAAAACTTCGAACAGCTCTGGCCAGAAGTAAAAAATAAATTTCATAAGTTTGGTAGGTACTCTTCTTGGTTTTATCTACAAACATTAAAGCAGTGTTGTGATATGCCAATTGAACCAACTAGCCTTATGTTAGATGATCATGACGGTAGTCGTTCACATCGTAATGGTTTGCTGCTTGCGCTTGGGCTTGATGAATGGTATGATCAAAAGTTGACACCATCTCAGCTAAACTATATTGATGGACAGGCTTATTATATCTTACAGGAAGTCAAGCAGGAATTTCCTAACACTGACTACTTTGATATGGAAACATGTTTGTGTTCTTTCAAGAAATTGTTTCGAAAAACTCGTGGCAGATATCTCGGTTATTACCTTGACCGACAAGCTGAAGAAATTAGGCAATGTGAAAAAGATGGTTGGTTTGGTATTGACTGGCAACCACTTTGGAATTCAAGAACTGAAACAATAGATAATAAACTATTGACTAATAAGATAGATAATAGTAAAATGAGTTTGTACCTTGATAATAATATACTAGATGCAACAGGTATTTTCGAAAAGAAAGACATTGGAATTGAGGAGTTTTTTAAATGAAGGTAATAGCTATTGGTGGCAATCCAGGTAGTGGTAAGTCAACGTTGATGAAACGTGTGATTGAACACTACACACCTGATAAAAAGTATGATGCATTCAAGCTAGTTCCTTACTTACAGAATAACAGAATTTACATTCTCGGTAAGTATGATGATGGTGAAGTTTTTTCTGGCACTGATCGTATGTCTATGGCGGTTCAACCAGAAGCTATTAAATTTTTAGCTAGTCTTCCAGCTGATTCTATAGTATTATATGAAGGTGATAGATTATTCACCGCATCATTTCTAGAAGATTGTGCTGAGAAATATGACTTGAAGATTATACATTTGACTACTTCAGCTGAAATCCGTGAGGAACGTTACAAGGAACGTGGCAGTAATCAAAACGTTACTTGGTTACAGGGTCGTGAAACAAAAATTAATAATATTCTTACTAATATGTCTTTATTGTTTTACGTTGATTCGTTTCAAAATGATGATTGGTTTGAACAAGAAATTATATTTCAAACTATAATCAATGAGATGAATAATGAGTGAAACAAAACATTATGATCCATCATACAATCAAGCTTTGTTCGTAACACCTCCTCAATATCCCTCTATTGAAGAGCTTATATCTATCTTTGTTAAAGAGAAGGAAACTGTAGTAATGCTTTATAAATATGCCGAAAATGAGATTATCTCTGAATTTCATGACTATATAGATAAGACGTATGAAGAACACTACAAGACAAATGATAAGAGCATTGAATGTTTTGATGCTTGGATTGCTCTTGGTGGTTCTACCGATACGTTTCGTAACACAGCTCTTAAGTATCTTTGGCGTTATGGAAAAAAGAACGGCAATAATAAAGCTGATTTGATGAAAGCTCTACACTACACGCTCATGTGTCTTTATGTAGATCACTATAAGGATGTTAAGTAATGGAAATTAAAATTGATATTGAGGCTCTTAAAAAGCGTGGATTGTTTCTAGCAACGCCTATGTACGGTGGTATGTGTGCAGGTATGTTTGCTAAGTCAACAGCAGATCTTTCTGCTCTGTGTACCCAGTATGGTATTCCTCTTCAGATGTATTACTTGTTTAACGAGTCTTTGATTACTCGTGCGAGAAACTATTGCTGTGATGAGTTTATGCGCTCGACCTCTGAGCATATGCTTTTCATTGATGCTGATATTGGTTTTAATCCTCAAGATGTTATTGCTATGATGGCTCTTCAGGCTGAGGATGAAGAGAAGTATGAGATTATCGGTGGTCCTTATCCCAAGAAATGCATTAGCTGGGAAAAGATTAAGTCTGCTGTTGATAAGGGCATTGCTGATGAAGATGCTAATGTTCTTGAGAAGTTCGTTGGTGACTTTGTGTTTAACCCCAAGGGTGGCCAGCAGAGTATTGCTATCGGTGAGCCTTGTGAAGTTCTTGAAATCGGAACTGGGTTCATGATGGTTACTAAGAAGGCAATGCAAAAGTTTCAGGATAAGTATCCTGAATATATGTATAAGCCTGATCATGTTCGTACTGAACATTTCGATGGTAGTCGTGAGATTATGATGTTCTTTCAGGCAGAAGTTGATCCTGTTTCTAAGCGTTATTTGTCAGAAGATTATTGGTTCTGTCAGAAGGCACAAGCCGCTGATATTAAGACATGGTTCTGCCCATGGATGAAGCTCCAGCATGTTGGGACTTATATCTTTGGTGGATCATTAGCAGATCTAGCATCAATCGGTGCAGCTGCAACTGCAGACCCAGGTGCTCTGGGTGGTAAGAAAAAGAAGTGAGGTAATATATTATGATGATTCAATTGACACACCCAGAACCCAATTATGAGTTTTGGATTGACGTTACAGAAATTGTTGTTATGGAGCGTTACACCCGTCCAGCTTCATTGTTGATTACAATGAATGATGATAGACCCAATGTTACTGCATTGGTTCTTAAGAGCGGTAAGATTATGTCTTGCAAGGAAACCCCTGCTGAGATTGCTCAAATTGTAAAGGATTTTAAATCATGAAAATTGACACGTATACAATCAACGTACTCAAGAATTTTGCGAAGATCAATCCTTCTATCGTTATCCAGGAAGGTAATACTTTGAAGACTATCTCGCCTTCAAAGACAATCATGGCCAAGGCGCATGTTACAACTCAGTTTGATAAGCGGTTTGCCATCTACAATCTTGATCGGTTTATCTCAACTCTTAGTCTTTTCAATGACCCTGAGTTGACTTTCGCCGAGAAGTATGTTGACATTGCGGATAGTGATAAGAAGACTCACTATACCTATGCTGATGAGAATACCATCACCAAGGTTCCTGAAAAGGAAATCAATCTTCCTTCAGTTGATGTTTCTTTCAGGCTTACTGATGCAAATCTTAAGGATGTTCAGCGGGCGCTTGGTGTTCTTGGGCTTCCTGAGATTGTTGTTGCTGGCGATGGTACCAACGTTTGTCTTCAGGCTGCTGATTCGAAGAACCCATCAGGTGATGTGTATTCAATCAACATAGGTACAACTGATAAGACATTTAAGGCTATCTTTAAGTCAGAGAATATCAAGATCATTGCTGGTGAGTATGATGTGACCATTTCCTCTCGTGGTATTTCCCATTTCAAGGGAACTGAAGCTGAATACTGGATTGCTGTTGAATCCAGCTCAACTTTCTAAGTTGACTTTTATTTCGGGAGGGTTTATAATAACCCTCCCTTTTTATTATGGAGCATGTGATGCATAGACGTATACCCGACCCTTTAGTTATCCAAACTCTTTTTGGACCAGAAATTGCTACTAAAACCTGTAATACGTGTAAAGAAGAAAAATTCGTTCACGAATTTTATTGCGAAACATTTACCAAATTAAACAAATTTTCTAGATTGGGTGAGCAAGTTAGAAATCAATGCATTGATTGTTGGAAAGTTTTCCAAGGTAGAACTTGGCTTCTTGAATATGGTGTGAAGAGGGAAAATTTGTAATGAACGAAGAATTTCTTTGGGTCGAGAAGTATCGCCCGAAAACAATTGATGACACCATCCTTCCTGTTGATTTGAAGGCAACCTTCCAACAGTTTGTTGATCAAAAGAATATCCCTAACCTTATCCTATCTGGTTCAGCTGGCGTTGGTAAAACGACAGTAGCCCGTGCTATGCTTGAACAGTTGGGGTGTGATTACATCGTAATTAACGGATCTATGAATGGAAACATCGACACTCTCCGAAATGAGATACTCAATTTCGCTTCATCGGTATCTCTCTCTGGTGGACGAAAGTATGTTATCCTCGATGAGGCTGACTATCTCAATGCAAACTCTACACAACCAGCCCTACGTAACTTTATGGAAGAGTTTTCCAGAAACTGCGGCTTTATCCTTACTTGCAATTTCAAGAACCGAATTATTGAACCGCTACATTCTCGGTGCTCTGTTGTAGACTTTAAGATCAGTAAGAAGGATATGGCTAAGCTCGCTATGCAGTTTATGAAGCGAGTTAACTTTATTCTTAATACAGAAAATGTTAAGTATGAATCAGCTGTAATTGCTGAGGTGATTCAGAAGCACTTCCCTGATTGGCGGCGTGTTCTTAATGAGCTTCAGCGTTACTCGGCCACAGGTAACATTGACTCTGGCATCCTTGCTAACATGCAAGAAACCAGTATCCGTGAACTTATAAACTTCATGAAGGATAAGGACTTCACTGAGGTGCGTAAGTGGGTAAGGAACAACCTTGATACAGATGTTAATGTTCTCTACAATGAGTTCTATGATTCTGCTTCTCAATACTTCACACCTGATAGTGTTCCTATGTTGGTGTTGCATATCGCAACCTATCAATATCAAAATGCGTTTTCTGCCAATCCTGAAATCAACTTCTCTGCATTTTGTGCGCATGTGATGCTTGATCTTGAGTTCGTTTGATGTTTTTGGATGTAACGCTCGAGCCAAGGAAAGTCGTAGAAGAAGTTGTTGAACTAGAAAAACGATACGATTGGGTTTATGAGAACAGTATAAACTTTGGTAAAGCTCTCATAAACTTGGATGAGATTCAAGAGTTTAAGTATAGCAAGTGGCGTACCAATACAATTTTATCTAATCATAAAGATACTATTGATGTTGCCCAGAAAATGAATCAGAACCACCACCTTTCTGATAAGCTTCACTATCATTTTCTTTTCTATAAGGTTCATAAACAAAAACGTTATGGCAAGAAGAAAACTGATCAAGATAAGAAGCTCGAGAAACAACTTGAGCAGGAAGCTAAGATAATCTCTTTAATTCAAGATTATTATAAATATAATGTTGTTCGTGCGAAAGAAGCGTACAAGATCCTAACGAAGGATCAACTTGAATTGATTAGACAAAAACAAGAAAAAGGTGGAGCTAAATGAATGATTTACTTAATTCGCTAGTAGAGGTGAAGATAGCTGAAGAAGAAGATTTCCTAAAAATTAAAGAAACTCTCACTCGCATTGGTGTTGCCTCTCGTAAAGAAAAGAAACTTTATCAATCCTGTCACATTTTTCATAAGCAGGGTAAATACTACATTGTACATTTCAAAGAGATGTTCGCAATTGATGGTAAGCCATCTAACTTTTCTGATGAGGACAAGGGTCGTCGTAATAAGATCATCGAGCTTCTTCAAGATTGGGGTCTTCTTAAAGTTATAGAATCTGATATGATCAAAGATCCTTTAGCGTCTATGAGTCAAATCAAGATTATCAATCATAAAGAAAAAGATGATTGGACTCTTGAAGCCAAATATAATATGGGTCGTAAAAAGAAGTGAGGTAATTGTTTATTATGAAAATGCCGTGGTCAATTAAAAGAAAGCCTGTAACTCCAGCAGAAGAAAAGATAGAGCAAATTAAGGCTCTTCTGTTCCCACCCCTAGTGCTTCAACAAGAAATGCAAAATGATGGAACAACTATAAAGTTCCATATTGATTATTCTGCAGATTCTAATTTGGATGCTGCCCTTATGGATCTCCAAGAGGGCTACAATGATCCAGCCGCCCATAAGACAATTCTTGATGTTATCAAGAGGCTCAATAAGCTTCGGAAAACACTAGAAGCTTATGCTGAACTTGATAAAGATGCAAAATATATTTTGGTTGAGAACCTTGAGCAGGATCCGGATGTCACAGCTTCAGAAGATTGACATAGAAAATTTTATGGAAGCTCTCGAGGAAATGATAGATTCTAGAGACGATATGTGGTTTGAGCAAAAATACTGTAACATCCATAAGTTTCTCTATATCAAAGAGCATAGATATGATCGTGCTAAGAAAAAGGTACGAGATTTTCTAGAGAAAATTGTCGATACATCCTCAGAAAAATAACACTTGACTTTAATACTCCAATAGGGTATACTTAGTGAATAATAAGGAGTCGCTGATGACGATGCATCTTCTACCCGCTTTCTATACCACTACTACTACTCGTAAACGTAAGCCTGGCAATAACAAACGCCAAGCTATAGCTAGAGCTGAGCACGAGGCTTGGGTTCAGTCTATGACTGGTGGTAAAAAAGCTGATAAAAAAGTGCTTGACTTTAAATGGAAATCGCGGTATACTAGTGATATGATGGTTGATCGAAGTGGTTACGTCTCTGCGGGAATGTCTGGTTCTGCGTCTTCCTGCAGTGATCGTAGTCTGATGAGTAACCTTCATAAAGAGCCTGAACATGTACGTAAGGAAATTCTGGCCAAGGCAAGCAGGGTTATGCCCCTGTTCAATAAAGGTGGGTTGCAGTATGCTACCCCAGATACTGATATGACTCAAGTCGGTTCCAAGTCTAGGAGAGGTTGATATGAAGATTTGTGAAAAGCTCAAGAAGATTAATGGAGGTTTGACTGTTAATCTCTACGATAATGGTTATATGGTTGAAGTGAGTGGTCGTGATTTCGATGACGACTATACTGATGTTAAGATCGTTTGTCTTACTGTTGAACAGATCAACGAGATTATCGCTGAAGCAGTGGAGATGGAGAAGTCCTAATGGTACAGATCCAGCTTCAAGATACTAGTGGTAACTGGCGTACTTACGGCGTTACCCAAGACAATTCTCAAAGAGTTCTCTCTGAGATGAAGCAGCTTGCTTCCAGGTTCCCGAATCAACGGGTCCGAGCTGTGGATATGGATGGAAAAATAGTTGACATTCTTTGAAAAAAGTGGTTGACTTTAAGGCAAAAGTGAAGTATACTAACTAAATAATGAACCTAATGGAGAAATGTAATGACTAAGACTGATCGTGTATTTGAAGCCCTCGTTGAGAATGGTGAGCGTCTCACCGCCAAGCAGATTTCTGCTCGCTATAGCATTGCTAATCCACATGATGCTGTTTATCAGATTCGCATGAAGGGTTACCCAATCTATCTTAATAAGCATAAGGATACTAAAGGTCGCGTTACCCATAAGTATCGTTTTGGTAATGCATCACGTAAGTTGGTTGCAGCTGGCTACAAAGCCATCGCTGCTGGCCTCGTCTAAAAGTTCCTGAAAAAGGATCTTGAAGGCGGGACCCAAAAAGTCCCGCCTTTTTTATGCTTGACTTTAAAACGATTGTCAGGTATACTAAGTGAAGAATAAAGACTACGCTGTTTGACATTGTTGGAATAGGAAACATCGGGGATTCTTGCTCTTGTAGTGAGGATTCTTACCCCATCGTGGGTGTAACGGTTGTTTCTTCTAAAAGAGCTATGCGATGCTGCCACATCGTTAGTGGCAGCTACAAGATATCTCGTATGGGGTATGCAAGATAGCTCTTTTAGAAGAAACAACTAGGTTGTTTCTTCATGGGTGCATCAGAGCGATGGTGATCGTAAAGCCGCCTAGACTGTTCAATCCACTTAATTGGCCATAATGAGTGGTGGTTATAGCAGTTAGATAGCTGGTGCATCCTTGAAGAAACAATTGGACCCTTAGCTTAGTGGCTAAAGCAGCAGACTTTTAATCTGTTTATCCTGGGTTCGAGTCCCAGAGGGTTCACCAAAATTGCTTGTAGGGAGAGCCTAGTCGCTCCCGCATGTATTGGAGAGGCGTAAGCCTGGCGGTATACAGCAAGCAACCTATATACTGGCGTATAGCTCAGTGGTAGAGCACTGTCCTGATAAGACAGGGGTCAATGGATCGTAACCATTTACGCCAACCAAAGAATATCCGTGTGTAGCGCAGCCTGGTAGCGCATCTGGTTTGGGACCAGAGGGTCGGGAGTTCGAATCTCTCCACACGGACCAATTACGGAAGGGTGGCCGAGAGGCTTAAGGCGTCAGTCTTGAAAACTGAAGGACCGCAAGGTTCCGTGGGTTCAAATCCCACTCCTTCCTCCACTAATGAGTAGGCTGCAGAGACGGTGGACTGCAACGGACTGTAAATCCGTCCTCTAAGAGCGTTGTGGGTTCGAATCCTACCCTACTCACCATAATATCCTCCGTTGGTGTAGCGGTCCAACATACCCGCCTTTCAAGCGCGGAGATCATCGGTTCAAATCCGATACGGAGGACCAAATAATGGACCATTAGCTCAGCTGGTAGAGCAGGAGACTCTTAATCTCTTTGTCGCAGGTTCGATCCCTGCATGGTTCACCAAAATAACGCTTGACTATATACATTAAGTGTTATATACTATGTAAGTATGTGTATTAATAAAACAAAGGAAAGAAATATGAACAAGCTTATTATCTCATTCGTCGCTCTTGTTGCTGCTACAGCCGCAAATGCTACGGATCTCCCTTCTAAGTCAACTCCAACACCTCCTAAGAAGCCAGCTCTTGCTGATACTGAAAAGAATGTTTACGGTGGACTTGATGGTGGTTTCGTTGTAACTGACGGCATCAATAAGAATAGCCCATGGACAGTCGGTCTTGTTGGTGGTTATAATGTGTATCGTTTCGCTGGCATCAATGTTGCTGCTGAAGGTACTTATGATTATTCAAAGGGTAAAGTAAACACTCTTGCTATCAATTCTATTGTTGGTTATGATGCTCCTTTCGTAACACCTTATGCTTTAGTTGGCGTTGGTTATCGTACTGAGTCTCGTAATGATAGAAACATCTGGAACTATGGTGGTGGTGTAAAGTATAACCTCACCTCTTCGATTGAACTTGATGGTCGTTATCGTCGCACCGAAGATCTTAAGACCACTCGCACTAGCAAGCCCGAAGATCGTGCTACTATTGGTGTGAACTACAAGTTTTAAAACTTATTCCGCGATAGCTCAGTTGGTAGAGCGTCTGACTGTTAATCAGAATGTCCCTGGTTCGAGCCCAGGTCGTGGAGCCAATATGGTCCGTTAGCTCAGCGGGAGAGCAACTCCTTTACACGGAGAAGGTCGGCGGTTCAATCCCGTCACGGACTACCATAATTGTGGTAAGTAAAGCCTATGGAATACCACTCGCTGCAGCAGTGTGTATGATAGGGTCGGAGTAATTAACCGACAAAAGGAGAATGGGAAGCTTGAACCGATAGGCGAAAGTCAGATACCTCACCTGCCACAACGATATTGGGGACATAGCTCAGTTGGGAGAGCGTCTGATTTGCATTCAGAAGGTCTACGGTTCGATCCCGTATGTCTCCACCATAATCAAGACCAGACGGGATTATTAAATGGGTACCTGTCTAATAGTTAGGACTGCTGGCAAAGCCGATAAATACCACCCATGGTTGTGCAGGACACTAGGTATCTTGATCGAGCAATCACAGGCTGCTCGTTAATCCGATGCTGTGTGTGTGGTTACTGGTGACACTCCTAAGCTGCAGGAACCTTAATTAATTCGCCCTTATAGCTCAGTTGGTAGAGCACCTGTT